AACGCACTACCATTCGATTGATGTGCATCCAAGTTGGGCTAAGTCAAAGACAAGAGTGGTAAGAATTGAGAACCATATTTTTTATAGGTGGGATTAGATGCCAAGAAGAACAAAAAAAGATAACTCTGGATGGCCCAAGCATATTAAGAACGCTAAGGAGCGTGAGGAAAGCATAGCGAAGAAGATGAAAGGCCAGATGTTCGAGGATGTTATTTTAAAAAGTGACCGCAAAGTTATTCATTGGAACACCATACAAAAATTTAAAAGGACTTCGCTATGATAAGAAAAATATTGCTACGCATTAGCCACTATGCTGCCAAGTTTGACAGCTATATGTGGAGTAAACTACACGGAAAACGGTAAGTAAGGTTTTTTATAATGGCGATGACACCAGAAGCAAAAGTTAAAAAGGTCGTAGTGAAACAACTTAAAGAACTAAGAGCCTACTACTTTTTCCCTGCTACAGGTGGGTACGGTAAAGGTGGCGTGCCGGATATAGTGGGATGCTATAAAGGAATGTTCTTCGGGATAGAATGTAAGGCGGGTAAGAACACTCCCACCGCCCTACAGGAGAATAACTTACGAGATATACAGCGTGCAGGGGGTTTTCAAGCAGTTGTGAATGAGGAGAATATGGGGGAAGTAACTCAGATGTTAAAGTTAATGGCTTTTTGTAGATAGTAAGGAAGGAAGAGTTAATGGAATTAATTACAGTTTTAGTTATGTCTTTTGGGGGTTTGTTTATAGCTGACAACAAAGAATTTTTTGATGTTGCTGAAGAACAGATACAGCAAGGTGCCGAGTGGCACTACGTTGGTAAGTCACCGCTTGACCCCAACGCAAAGTCTATCCCTGCTCAAATGTGTGATGGCACGTGCGATGAGCCATACATTCTATGGAAATTAAAGCTACCAAAATAAAGGAGAATAAAATGGGAGAACAATTGGAACTACCGTTTGACCCACCGCTTACCCGCACTCTGAAACGTGCGGAGATACTACGTACCGCTGAAAAATATATTACTCAAGACCGAGCCGAACAGCATGGAAACATGAAGGATAACTTCACTACGATTGCTAGCTATTGGTCAGAACATCTTGAGACAAAAGTAACCGCTGTTGATGTAGCTATTATGATGTCATTGCTGAAGATCGCTAGGTTAAAAAGTAGCGCAAGTAATGCTGACAACTGGGTAGATGGTTGCGGATACATGGCTTGTGGTGGCGAGTTAGCCTGTGAAGATCGTACAGAGCCATACTTCCCACTAGCGTCCAAGGTTAAGTAGCATGGACCTCATAACAGTAGACTTTGAGACATATTATGACCGTGAGTTTTCACTATCCAAGATGACTACCGAAGAATACGTGCGCGACCCTCGCTTTGAGGTTATTGGTGTAGGGGTTAAGGTCAACAACAATACAACGGAGTGGGCCAGTGGATCAAGACAACAAATTAGAGACTTCCTACATACGTTTGATTGGGACGGGGCTATGTTCCTTGCTCATAACACTGTTTTTGATGGGGCCATTGCTAATTGGCTTTTTGATATTACTCCTCGCGTATATGCCGATACTCTTTGTATTGCCCGTGCTATGGATGGGGTGGAAGTCAGTGGAAGCCTTCGGGCTTTGGCTGAGAGGTATTCTCTTGGGGCTAAAGGTACTGCGGTAGAAGACGCATTAGGAAAGCACCGTGCCGACTTTACCTCTGAAGAACTTTCTAAATACGGGGACTACTGTACTAATGACGTTGATCTTACGTATGATCTGTTCAAAGTATTTGCCCCTAATTTTCCAAGGGAAGAACTAAAGCTAATAGATATAAGTCTACGTATGTTCATAGAACCCACCTTAGATTTAGACCTAGGGTTACTAGAACAACATCTTATAGAAACACGTGACTACAAGGACAAGCTACTTGTCTCAGCAGGGGTAGACAAGAAAGACCTTATGAGCAATGCCAAATTCGCTACCCTGCTAGAAGGTCTAGGGGTAATACCTCCGATGAAGATAAGCCCTACTACGGGCAAGGAAACATTTGCTTTCGCTAAGACCGACCAAGAGTTTAAGGCTTTAAGTGACCACGAAGACCCACAGGTACAATCTTTAGTAGCCGCTAGGCTAGGTAACAAAAGCACTCTAGAAGAAACTAGGACGCAACGATTTATAGATATATCCAAGCGTGGTCTACTGCCCGTGCCTGTTAAATACTATGCCGCGCATACTGGTAGGTGGGGTGGTGATGATAAGATAAACTTGCAAAACCTACCTAGCAGGGGGGTTGCAGGGAAGAAATTAAAGAAGAGCATAATAGCTCCCGAAGGGTACACCCTGATAGAAGCTGATTCTTCGCAGATAGAAGCACGTGTGCTTGCGTGGTTGGCGGGGCAAGAGAACCTTGTCGATGCTTTCGCTAACGATGAAGATGTTTATATAAAGATGGCATCTCGCATATATGGTGTTCCAGAAGAAGACGTTACCTCTGAACAGCGTTTTGTTGGTAAGACTACTATACTTGGGGCTGGCTATGGTATGGGCGCGGTACGGTTCCGTGAACAACTAAAGAACTTTGGTACGGATATAGGTGAGTCGGAAGCCGCAAGGGTCATAAAGATTTATAGGGAAGCCAATCGGGATATCTATAACTTATGGAAAGCCGCTCAGAATACAATAGTGTACCTCTCTCGTGGTGACGCATTACCTTTAGGGCGTAATAACTTATTACAGGTTGATCTAGATAAGTGCGCGCTCCGGTTACCATCTGGATTATTACTTAGATATAGTGATTTACTTGGCGAGCAGGGGGAGATGGGTATCGAATATACTTACCAGACAAGGCGAGGACGCACTCGTATCTATGGCGGTAAGGTTATAGAGAACGTATGCCAAGCTCTAGCACGGTGCATAATTGGTTATCAAATGCTGGAAGTATCTAAGAAATACAAAGTTGTTTTAACCGTACACGACTCCATTGTATGCTGTGTACGTGATGAGGAAGTAACTACTGCTCGAGATTACGTAGAAACTTGTATGCGTATGATACCTCAATGGGCAGAAGGACTCCCGATTGACTGTGAATCAGGGGTAGGTAAGTCTTATGGAGAATGTGAATGATCTGCATACCGAACGAACGTCATTTTGAACGTAACAATCAGATACGGTACAAATTTTACGAATTTAAGACCTCTCACGTAAAGTTAGCGGTTGAATATAACTTATCAATTAGTCAAGTAACTAAGATAACCAGAGCTTATCCCCCAATGAATATATATAACGCAATCCCCCGCTGGCTGTTGCTATATAGATTACTTCCGGCCATCGATGCTCTGTTTGGTATGGAGTACGAAAAGCCACTACAGGAAACAAAATGAGTATAGCCCCGTGGTCCTTTAGTAAAATTAAAGCCTTCGATCAATGTCCGAAGCAGTTTTACCATGAGAAAATATTAAAAGAATACCCAATGCGGCAAACTGAAGCTATGCTATATGGAAACCAGTTTCATAAGGCGGCTGAACATTATATAAAAGATTGCGCTCCTATGCCGGAAAGGTTTGATTACGCTGTTGGTGCGTTGGATAGCCTACAAGCTAAACAGGGCGAGAAGCTATGCGAGTATAAGCTGGGGTTAACTAAAGACTTAAAGCCCTGTGGGTTTTACGACAAGGGAGTTTGGTTTCGCGGTGTAGCGGATTTAATAATTCTAGATGATGATCTAGCATGGGTTGTAGATTACAAAACAGGGAAGTCCGCTAAGTATGCCGATAAAGGTCAGTTAGAACTCATGGCTCTAGCTACCTTCAAACACTTCCCTGAAGTGGAAGAAGTACGTGCTGGATTGCTATTCGTGGTGTCTAAGAACTTAATAAGAGACACTTACCTAAGAGACAATGAGCCAACTCTCTGGAAAAAATGGCTAACAAATTATGGTAAGTTGGAAACAGCGGAAGCTAATGATGTATGGAACCCACGCCCAAGTGGGTTGTGTAAAAGACATTGCGCGGTTACTGAGTGCGCTCACAACGGGAGAAACTAATGGCTTATACTAAATCCCCTCGCCCTTATAAGCATGAGTACGAACTACAAAAAGCACGGGGCGAACATAAATACCGTATGGAACGGCAGAGGGCCAGACGCAAATTCGATAAAGAAAATGGCCCCGCGAAGCGTAAGGGTAAGGACATAAGTCATAACAAACCCCTGCGTAACGGAGGCACTAACGCAGACGGATACACGTTACAATCCCCAAGTAAGAACCGTGCAAACAACGGTAAAAAGAAGAAAAACGCCTAGGAGAACGGTCTTGCAGATAATTAATAATAAGGCACTGCTGTTAAAGTTACGGCATCCTCAACAAGTGACCACAGTAATACCGAAAAGTCGTAAGGTTAATACTAACAATGTGTTGGTTAAGTGGGGCGTTACTGAAAGCCACACCCTAAAGAATTTAAATATAAACGTGCCATCACCTATTAAAGGACAATACACGTGGCCCGGACAACATAAACCTTTCGCGCATCAGAAAGATACTTCCGCGTTTCTTACAATGAATAGGAAAGCGTTTTGCTTTAACGAACAAGGCACGGGCAAAACCGCTTCTGCAATATGGGCTTCAGATTTTCTGTTGAAGAAGGGGGCCATTAAACGTGTGTTAGTTATATGCCCGTTGTCTATCATGGATAGCGCGTGGCGTGGAGACTTGTTTAGTTTTGCTATGCATAGGCGCGTAGATATAGCTTACGGCTCTCCAGACAAACGCCGTAAGATAATAGAGGGCGATGCCGAATACGTTATAATTAACTATGACGGTGTTGCCATAGTACAAGATGCTATAATAGACGGTAACTTCGACCTGATAATCGTTGATGAAGCTACTCACTATAAGAACGCACAGACTACGCGGTGGAAGACACTTAATAAGGTGCTGAAACCTGACACGTGGTTATGGATGATGACAGGTACACCTGCCGCACAAAGTCCTTTAGATGCTTATGGCCTAGCTAAATTAATAAACCCTAATTGTGTACCACGTTTCTTTGGCTCGTTCCGAGATATGGTCATGTACAAGGTGACTAATTTTAAATGGATACCTAAAGAAAGTGCCATAGATAC